TTAATTTTTGTGCCGGAAATTAAAATGAAAAATCAAAAAAAGAAAAAACCTTGATAATAAATCAAGGTTTTTTTCAATTTGGTAGGGGTAGTCAGACTTGAACTGACACTCCCAGAGGGAACAAGATTTTGAGTCTAATTTTATATCTACGCAACATATTGAAAAATAATAAAATTATGATTTTATTCTGACTTTAAAAATTCCTTATTCTGACTTTTCGCTTTTCGCGATTCTCTTTTTATAGGCTAAAAGTGATAATTCGGGCGTGTTGGCTTTATAGTATTTTTCAAATGTTGTTTCGTTTGTATGACCCGTTATTGAGATAATTGCATTGCTCGCAACATCTGCTTCGGCATATGCTGTGCTGGCTGAGTGACGAATTTGTTTGAATATTAATTTCATGCCGATTTCTTTGCTGCATTTTTGAAAATGCCGGGACAACCGTTCTCTGGTAAAATTTCCAAACTCATCTTGAATAATGTATCCTTGCTTGCTTAAGACCTCGTCCCAAAGATATTCGGGGATTGGAACATAAGTTTTCTTTTGTGTTGCTTTGAAAGTTTTTTGCTGTTCAATTTCAAAAAAGTAAAAATTCTTATATTTAATAATCATGTCAGAATGAAGAGCAACAACATCCTCCGGGCGCTGTCCGATAATATAGTTTAATTCAACAGCCAAAGCCAAATGCGGATATTTGGCTTCACGCGCTTTTTTTACCCATTCCCGGATATATTCTTCGGAATAGATTTCTTTTTTCTGAACGGTCTTTTCAAGTCGTATTCCGACAAAAGGATTATTTATATTAAAAATATCCTCATAAATGCCAAAGCTGAACAAAAGCTTTAAGACAGTAATGCAATAATTCGACTTGTAAATGGAGCCGGTTGTCTTAAGCAGGCTTTTGTAAAACTTTTCTGCCGCCTTATGTGTGAAGCTGTCCAAAGGTATGTCTTTGAAAAATTTACCGGAATGCTGCGCTTTTATCGTGCATAAAAATTCATAAGAATAACGGTAACTGGCGGCTGTGTCCTTTGATAAATCTAGATATTTGTCACTTTTAATAAAACGCTGCCATATATCCAGAAGCGATTTAGGGGTTAAATTCAGCGATGTTTGTCGAAAATCATTAAGCTGACGGTTTAATTTAATGGCTTGTTCGCAGGCCGATAAATAGTCACAGCCAAGGGCATAAGACGGCCTCATATCGCAGCCTTCCGGGATTAAGCGTTTCGGAAGGTTGAAATAATAAGCCGTCTTTCCTCCTTTTATCTTCTTAGCCGTGAGGTAAGGTATTTTATCGCGCGATCGCTTCATCAATTATCCAGTCATCGTTGGCAAAACTGGTTTCAGTTTCAGGATTAGGCTTATTATCGTTAACTTCGCGGTAAAGTTTCGTTTTCCGGGAGTAAGGTTTGACTTCCAATAGGCCCTGCCGGACGTATTTGTTAAGAGTTCGATTGTCGGTGTAGGGATCTAACCCAAGCTTTTTCTTCATTTCTTCCGGTGTCATAAATCCGTTATCATTCATCATCTACTCCTTTCCCGTATTTTTCTAAGACATTCTTGGCTTTGTTGTTGGGATTGATTTTTGTATCATAAACGGCGGTATCCAAATCATATCCGGCAAATTCTTCAATATACATTTCTTTCCGTGCATAATAACGAAGGGTGTCTTCGTAGTCTTTTAATCGCTTATGTAAATCAGAGGTCATGCTGCTTTCTCCATGAAATTCGGTGCAATCAGATTTGCCGCAACGATGACCCGGGCAACCGCCGGACATACCGCGTTGCCGCATTTTTGGACTTGCGCCGTCTTGGTTATCGGGGTTCCGTCGGCTTGCCGGTCGAAAATATAATCGGCCGGGAATCCCTGCGCGGCAAAAAGCTCGTGCGGTTGCAACATACGCAAGCCAATGTCAACAATCACATACGGTTCGCCGCCGATGTAAACGGTTATCAGGGCAAAGCGGTCTTTGGTCGGTACCGTGTCCAGAGGTTCATTAAGTGGCTGGCCGTCTTTTTCATTGCCGTAGTATTTCACGAGTAAAGCCCGAACTTCGGCAAAATGCTTGCCCTGTGCGCTGATGGTCTGCAACGGTTCTTCCACGCTTTGGCCGACATTGGTACCGCGCATTTTGACAAGATGCGAGGTTACAAGGCTGTTGTGGTCGATTGCCGTTATAGTGTCAACCGGCTTGTCCATCTCCGAACCGGTGGCGCCGGTGTAGTGTTTAGCCAAAAACGCGGTTACAACCTGACTGTGGTCTATCCGGGTAATGGTACCAAGCGGCGCGTCTGCAGCTGTGCCGACAGATTGTCCGTATTGTCGAGCCAGGAAAGCCGACACAAGCGCGTGTTTCTTGCCGCCGGAGACGACAGTTCCAAGAGGAACATCAAGCCCCGGCACGCGTTTTCCGTCTTTGTCGCCGTAACCGATATTAATTAAGGTTGCTGCCGCAACGGCGTGGCTGTTCTTGGCGGTTAATGTCGGCAGCGGGTTATCCGGCGTTTGGGCGCGGTGGTCGTTGCCGGTGTGGTTGACCTGAACCAATGTCGGAACAACAAGAGCGTGATGGCCGCCTTTGGGGTTTGCGGTTACGGTTGTTAAAGGCTTATCCGCCGGATTAATGGAATCGCTTGACCAGTTGGCAATGCTGACAATAAAAGGTTTGGGATTGTTCAGAACAAACTTCTGTATTCCTTTGGCTATCCGGCGCAGGGTATTCTCTGACAACGGTTTCTTGCGCTCAAAAATTGATGGGCAGGGGATTGTCCAGTCGATAATTTCGGCCGCTGTGTGCCATGGCTTGAGTTTCTTTTTCTTTGTTTCCGGGCTTTTGGGGTCGCCGTGGGTCGGATCCGGCCAAACAATCGGTTGTCCGTCGCAACGGGCAATCAGGAACAAGCGTTTGCGGCTGGTGGGTGCGCCATAGTCGCAGGCCGCCAAAACCCGCCATTCGACTTGATAGCCAAGCCCGCGCAGTTCTGCAATCCAGCGGTTAAAGGTTTCGCCGGCGCGGGATTTGTCCGGCCGATTGTCCGGGCCGAGCGGTCCCCAACCCTGAAATTCCTTGACGTTTTCAAGAAAAATCATTCGCGGGCGTACGGTTTTAGCCCATTTAATGACAACCCAAGCCAGCGAGCGGATTTTTTTGCTGCAGGGCGTGCCGCCTTTGGCAATAGAAAAATGGGTACAATCCGGGGAAGCCCAAAGCAGACGTACCGCCCGGCCGCGGGTAGCCACCAACGGATGAACGGCAAAAACGTCTTCTTTGAAATGTACGGTCTGCGGATGATTGGCCGCGTGCATGCCGATTGCTTCAGGATCATGGTTTATTGCGATATCAACGGGGGTTCCGGTGGCCTGTTCAATGCCGGTATCAGCACCTCCTCCGCCGCAGAATAAGACAACATCAATCTCCGGCTTGGTGTCCATCAAGATATATTGATTGTTTAACATTATTCTGTCTCCGTTTGTTGTAGGGAAAGGCCGAGCTTTTTTATGCGTTTTGAAACATAATTCAGCCAGTAACTTTCAAAATAGGCGTCTTCCGGGTAATAAGGGGTGCGCTGGGTAAAATCCTGATAGCATTTCGGGCAGAGATAATGGTTAAGTACCGGGACATAATAACCTTCCAAAACGGCACGTCCGCAGTTGTCGCAAATTCCGGCTCCGCCTTTGAAAATGGATGTACATTCAAATAACGACATTTTAAGAACAGTATAGCCCTGAGGAGATTTGAATTTCTTAATCATTGTCAGGTCTTTCATTTTCGCCGAGAACAGCGTCGATACGGGTTAGAATGTCTGTAATACTTTCTTTACAAGGGCAAATACATTTTCCTTGTATGTAAAGGCGGTTTACTTTAATCATCTCTTTGCACAAAGTTCTGCATTCTTTCAGCAGGCCGCTGAACTGTTTGTTTTTCTCTATGGCTGCATCCCCCTCTTTAAATAGCTTGCCGATTATTCTTTCTCCTTTGGCGACTTCTTTTTTTAGCTCTTTAACCTTTTTGGTGAGTTCAACAAAATGGTTGTAATCACAAGCTGCGAGTACTTCTCCAATTTCAAAGTCGTTTTCATTTTTCGAAACGAAAACCGGGCAAACATGATTTTTGTTGTCAATTAAAACTTTGCAAAAATACCAACCGTAAAGTTTACCAGCGTTAAAATCATCCATTAAACTCATTATTCTGCCTCCCGATCGTTGACAAATTCGTGGGTAACGCCGAGGATGCCGATTTTTTTAGGGGTATATGTGAAAGTTCCACTATCTTCCCCGATCTCTTCTTTTTCGAAGAGAGAGCTTTCATCGAAGTTTCCGTCATTTGTTATAAAACCATATTGAGAATCTTCTCTTGTCATTCCTGTAATTAATGAGGCAATAACAGCTGTTACTTTGAATCCGTCAAAATCTAAATACTCAACGACGTCATCGACAACTAAATCTTCTCGGGGAATCTCAACAAGCCTATTGCCCTCAATGCGGTGGGTAATGCCGATTTTACCGATAATTTCGCAATCATCGAATGTTGCAACATTCCTTTCTCTCGTTGATTGCTCCTCATAAGCATCGTTCGGAGCAGGCTTGTGATTGTGGCAATAGAGGCTGACGGCGAAGTTGTGCGCGCCGGTTCTCTCTTCAATTACGAAAATACAGCGGTCGCGCTCCAATACCTGCCCAACGCGGACATCGTTAATCTCAACAAGCTTCATCAGTCTATCCTTTCGCCGAGTTCAATGGCCCAGACTTCCGCCTGATTTAAGTCGTTGGCGCCGCGCCATTTGTGAATTTGTTTAATTTTGAACAACATCGTCGTCGGTTTCTTGTAAAAACCGCGCTGAAAGCGGACTAAATCATATTTTTTGGTGGTAAATAAGTAGTTCCAATGGTCGGAACATTGACGATATTCGGTTGTTTTTTCGCCAGACGCGATTTTATCAAACCATTCATACATCATCGGCAAATGCAAAATTTTTAATTTTTCTTCCATCGTGCACCTACCATTTCAGAAGCATGGTTGCGGTGGCAGCCGTCTTTTCGTCCTGAACGGAATAAAAGATTTGTTGAGCCTGACGGCGGGTCTTAACCAAACCGGCTGCGCGCATGATTGCCAGATGCTGCGATATTGCCGACTGTGACATCTTTAACTTAAGCTCCAGTTCGCCGACGCTCAGTTCTTCCGCTTTATCCAGAATTTTAATGATTTTCAGCCGCGTCAGATTGGCAATTGCTTTGATTTTTTCATTCGTAATCATTGATTATCTCCCTAAATGCCTTTGATAACGTTGATGATGAGATCTATCTGCTTTTGAATTTTGCTGATGAAATTGGCAGATTCGTCGGTTGAATTTACTTTTCCGGCTTGCAGTTCCTTCTCGCGTTGGATGATGCCGGTTTGGAGGCCTATTTCATAGATGATTGCCTCGCGCGGGGTTCTAAAATCTATCTCCATTGTCGTTTGCCTTTTCAAATATAAGTTTTAAGTGCTCTTTTAGGTTTTCTTCCCGATACGGGCTGCGCAAACCGTGATATTCGATCAATATCGGATGGCCGAAGAGCGTGCAGTCGGTTCGGATAATGTGGCCGTCGCGCAGATTTTTCAGCAGAAGCTCAATTTCAGCCATAGCCGCAATTTTCTTGTTTGCCTCGCCGATGGTCTTGGTCTTTGCAATGACGTGTTTGGCATATACATTTTTGCGCATCCGAATTTCGCTTTGCACCTCGGCAATGAGTTCGTTTAACGTGAATTTATATCGGTTGTCATTCCGGGCATAAACTTTTTCGGCCAACGATGAAATGCATATCTCTAAAGCGCTTGAACTTTCCATGGCAGATTCCTTATGCCGTTTTGTCCGAAGCGGGCAGTGTATCGTTTGCCGATTCCAAGGCCAGAATCGTGCGGATATGCGCGGTTACATACGGGCGTAAATAAATGCCGGCGATAGTCAGCAGACGTTCCTGTCTGCGGTCAGCTTCGGCAGCCAACTCATTAATGATATAACGTTGTTCTTCCGGCATCAGGGCCTTAAGGCCTTCGATATCGTCAATATACTGCCGATAAGAGTTTTTAATATTATCTTCGGCCTGTTTAACTTTGGCTTCAATGTGAACTGTTAGATTATTCATTAGACATCCTCCTTTTAGGTTTATCTAATAAAATAATACATATTGTAGTAATATTGTCAATATAAAATAATACATTATGTAGTAATTGATCCTGAAGTTAAAATACAATTTAGTGTTATTGTAAAATATGGAATTATTACATGTCTTGCAGAAAACTCCAAGCTTAGCCCTAGCAAAATGGCAAGGATGCAAGTTTGGTTTAATAAGCGGAGAGTGTATTATAAATCTGTTTACCACGACATTTGGCTTTGCTGGAGAGATTTGTAAAATGTAAAAAAATAACGAATAAATATGCAAAATTAAGGTCTTGTTAAAATATTTTGGAAAAATACAAAAAAAAGAAGCCATCAGTATGGCTTCTTTTAGTTGATTCATTCAAAAACTATTTAAATTCTTTTGAAGATGTTGTTTCTTCATCTGATTTGCTTTCTTTTATCGCTTCAATGACTTTTTTAGAAATAGTATCAGCGATTTCAGAGCTTTTTCTGTCAATATACTGGTCAGCACAAGAATAACTATACGTATAACTCTGAGGTGATGTTAATGTTTGCATTTTTGTCTCCTTTTAATGCATACTATGCAAATATTATGCCATAAAAACAAATTTATTTAAAGTAATTTTCAAAAAAATGAAAATTTAAATCTGCAGGAAAATATAGTTTTCTTTGTTTCCAAATAAAGCCATCATGTTTTGAAATAATTGCAACATCAATTGGTCCGCCCACCTGTTCAAGATTGTTAGAAACCTTATAATTAATGGCCTGAAGTTTTATTAAATACTCTGCAAGCTCAGCCATTTCTTCTTTTGATAGGTTATTCAGAGCATCAAGTCTAGGAGATATTTGAACATGGTTTATATAATCATCAAGTCCGAAGTTAGCAACAATATCTTTTTTTATGTTGTCTAATAAAGTAAGAAATATTTCATCTGGAAGCTTAAAAACAGCTTGAATTTCATTGAGGGTTTTATCTACCGTTTCATTCAACATTTTTTGAAATTGTTGTAAAACAGAATCAGAAACACCTCTTAAAAAAGTATCCATCATATCTCTTTGAGCTAAAGGAACAATACCGCAACTGGTTGATGAAACGATATTTTCATCATTAATTATGTAAAAATTATCACCAATTAAACCAATAATTTCCATCTTTGATATGGCAGGATAAATTTCTGATGAACCATAACCACAAATAGCAAAGCCTGTAATGTGATTGATGAAACTCAAGTAAAGAAAAAATAATTTTTTAACATCTTCTTTGGTAAGTTTTAATTCCAAACGCAGATTAAAAAGATCAAGACCTAATTGTTTAGAGGTTAATGTTTCATAATACTGATTAATATCGTCAGAATCAAAACGTTGTCTTTTTTGTTGAGTAATAATATCTTCTAAATTTTTTTCTTGGTCTTTTATAATATCATAAATTTGTGCAACATTTGCTGAAACGTTATTTATCAACATAGATAAGTAATTCAAATATTCTTGAAAGTAAGTGCACAGTTGTATTTTTCTGTTATCTGTTGAGGTATGGGATTTTACAAAATCTTCAACAAAGGATTTAAACGCTTCACTGCATTTGGAAATTGTTGCGTAATTATTCTTTCCATGTTGTGCACGAAATTCTTTTATAATAATTTCAACAGGAATTTCATTAATTGCTGCGTTATTGTAAACTAAAATACCAACAGGATATTCTTTTGACAAACTAAAAAGCTTATTTGCAGTATTATAAACTTTTTGTTGTATTGAACCTTGCGATATTGTAACAGCACTATCTGCAGCTAAAACTATTCCGGATTTGTTCTTTATGATAACTTCTGATGTCATTTATATATCCTCATAATTTTTTGAGTTTCATCTGGTAATCAATAACGACGGCTTTTATTTCATAACCCGCATTATCATTAGCATTGGCAGCTGTAATAACAATTGGCTTATAGGATTCGTCTGTCGATTCCGGAGACAAGATAACGGTGTTTTCGTCAACTCGCGTGAAACGCTTAACGGTGGCCTCATATTTTCCGTCTGATGAAATGCGCTGAGCAATAACATAGTCACCGTTTTGCACGCCGTCTGCATTCAAATTGTAAAAATCATTTATGTCCATACATATCAAAGTCGTTTTTTCGGCGGGAAAAATGCGGTTCATGGAATTTCCGCGTACACCTAACGCGAAAATATGAAGTCCTTTTATATTATCGTTCATTTCATAACAAACAGGTTCCCATTCATCTTGAGGAAGTTGAAAAGCTTCCTGCCAGTTTCCGGCTTCAACGAAGCCAATCTTATTAATGGTTGTTATTGATGAACCATTGGCGTTTGAACCATTAACAAATTCGGCTGGATCTATTTTTAATACTTTGGCAAAGCGATAAATTTTATTTTCGTCGATGGTCCTTTCGCCTTTTTCAAATTTTGTAATGGATTGTTGCGAAAAGCCGACCATTGCTCCCAATTCAGCTTGAGTTAGTCCCAGTTCAATTCTTTTTTTCTTAATTATATCCCCAGCTCTCATTCATTGCCTCGATGCTGTTATCTATTGATTTTGCATTATATACAACAATTTGTATTATTTCAAACTACAATTTGTAGTAAAATTCTGTTGACGTGATAATACAATGTGTATTAGCTTTTGTTTTAGGGAGGTATCTGAGATGAATTTTAGTGATTATTTAAAAAACGCCAATAAAACTTTAAGAGAAGCAGCTGCGGAGACTGGAATCAGCTATGAATTGCTCCGAAAATATAAAAATAAACAGCGCCGCCCGCGCATTGAAAATATGCTTATTCTGAGAAATTGGACTAATGGTGCAGTTACGGCTGATGACTGGTATATGCCGGCTAACGATAACAAACCTCAAGATCAAAATAGAAATGAAGCATTAAAATAAAAAAGTTTAACCGTTTTGCTTTTAATTAAGCAAAGCGTTTTTTTGTAACCAAACAGGGAGAAAACCATGGAAGAAAAGAAACGCGGAAGACCAGCAGGAAAGAAGTTGTCTGCGGATTTTTACAAAAAATCGGCACCGCAGCGTGAAGACCTGGCTTTAATAGCGCAAGGGAAAATTAAGCTGGGTGCTGACATGGATACTCCGGTCAAGCCGGAGTATGACAGCAAAAAAGACAAGCCGGAGTATGACAGCAGAAAAGAGAAGCCGGAATATGACAGTAAGAAAGAAAAGCCCGAACAGAACGGGGCCGGCGGAACGCCGGAATTAACAGCACAGCAGGCGGAAGCTCTCAGCAAAGTCTGCCAGACGGATGAGCTGCTGGATATGATGCTCCGCTCTTTGGAACAATCCGGCGCAAATCCACGGTGGCTGGATGAAGCCAAAATCAGCTTTTCCGTCGGAATGATGGAAGTATGCCGCGCTATCTTAAAACCGCAGGGAATCTGATGGACGACTGCTGGCAAAGATATGTGAAGCGGCTTATTGACCGCGAAAGAAATCGCCAAGCAGTCCGGGACTGGTTGAGCCGGTTCTGGATCTGGCGGCCTTATTCAAAATACAGCCTCAGCGAGCAGGAACTTCGCGACCGGGGCTTTGAAAATCTTAACGAAAGGAACAATCAATGAATGGCAAAAAAGCAAGAGCCTTGCGAGAAATGGCAAGAAGAATCACCGTCGGCGCGAAGGAAACCGCCTATTGTGCCCGGAAGAACAATCCGAAGACCATCTTATTGGCGCCGGATTGCACCCGCAGTTATTATCAGCGGATGAAAAAAGAGTATTACCGCCGGGATAAAAAAGCGCGGTAATGCCGAACCTTTTATTAACCTTAATGTGAAAGTGAAAAAAATGTGGAAACGCAAAAAGAATGATGAAGCCGAACAAATGACAATGGAACCGGTTCAGGAGCTGGACGCGGTGGAAGAGGAGAAAAAACGCAAAGAGCGCGAGCAAAAGCTCCGCGAGAATATCAGCCGCCTTTATGACAACGAAAAAGAGCGGGCCGATATTGAGGCCGATATTACTTCCGTTTATGCCGATGTGAAGAAAGAAGATTTGAACAAAGCTCTGCTGCGTAAAATCTTTCAACTGTGCAGCTTTAAGGAAGGCATGCGGGATTTGGAAGTCAATTTTGTTTATGACACCTACAACAAGTCAATTGATTTGAAATAACGAAGGGGGCGGGATGTAAAGTGATGTCAAAAACTGACATTGCTTTGCATCTTCCCCGTTAGTAAAAGGAAAAATGATGGTGACAGAGCGGGAGAAAGAACTCACCCGGGAATTGGATAACGTTTTGACCGGAATTCTGTTGGAAGTATTTGCCGGCACAATGAAAAATGCGGACGCGATAGATCTGCTACTGGAAATGCGGGCAAAGATGGAACCGGCAATTAAGGCCATCGATGACACAATCGCAAAAGTTAAGAATTAAGAAAGGCAGAAAGATGGGATTATTGGATAAATTCAAAAACAAACCGTTTCCCGAATGGATGCGGAAGATGAAAGCGGAAGAACAAATTGAAGAGGAACGTCAGGCTGCGCTGGACAGCATGAGAAACGTTCCGCCACAGTATGATTGGTCGCAGGTCAGGCAGGCACCGGTATTGAACATCAGAAAGACGCTTCAGGAGATAAGCAGACAAATCGACCGCCGAAAGACGCTTCAGGAGATAAGCAGACAAATCGACCGCCGATGTTATAACCGCTTTATTCTGCGCACCAGCTTGCGGGAAACGACAGACCCGATTAGGGCCGAATTGCAAAACTTTATAAAAAATCCTCTTAAGCTCAAACTTTCTGCCGGATTGAAGCGCAAATTGCGCCGCGAAAAAGCGAAATACAAGCAAATCCGGGAATGGATGGATGATGTGGAAAGGGCCGTAAATGAGGCCGTATTCGGGGATTCCGGCGATGAGCGTTAAAATTTATGTAGATGACGCTTTGGCGCGTTTGCGACAACTGCCGGACAGTTCGGTCAACTGCGTAATTACGTCGCCGCCCTATTGGGGGCTGCGGGACTATGGCATTGCCGGGCAGCTCGGACTGGAGGCAACGCCGGAAAAGCATATTGCTGCGCTGGTTAAGGTTTTTCGAGAAGTCAAACGAGTTTTAAAGCCGGACGGCACGCTGTGGGTCAACTACGGCGACACCTATGCTTCAAGCGTTAACGGCCGACCGGCAGCGGAGGTTGTCAACGATAACCGCATATTCCGGGATAAGCCTTTCTCCACCGTTGTCGGCAGGTTGAAGCCAAAAGATTTGGTTGGGCTGCCGTGGCTCTTGGCTTTTGCTTTGCGGGACAGACTGGGTTTTTATCTGCGCAGTGACATTATCTGGCATAAACCGAACTGTATGCCGGAATCAGCCAAAGACCGCCCGGCCAAAGCGCATGAATATCTTTTTCTGTTCAGCAAATCGCCGCGTTATTATTATAATTATGCCGCGGTGCGGGAACCGGTGGCTGCAAATGACAACGGGATTGTGCAGCATCCGAATGCGTTAAGCTTTGCCCAGATTGTCAATGAGCCGGAGCGTCCGGGACATAGTGACAGCCAGCACCGCATAACGCGGGGAAAGGGTAACAGCCGGAGCTTTCGCGGCGGCGGCGCCTATGTGCATAGTCAGAATTTTCAAAACTCGGCGGCGATGGCGCGTAAAACAGCAGGAAATCAGGAAAATATAAGCGGTTTGCGCAATCGGCGGACGGTTTGGACAATTGCCAGCCGCGGTTTTTCCGAGGCGCATTTTGCGACTTTTCCGCCGGAGCTGGTGCGGCCGTGTCTGCTGGCCGGCTGTCCGGCGGACGGTGTGGTGCTGGATCCGTTCGGCGGTGCCGGAACGGTCAGCCTTGAAGCTGAGCGGCAGCAGAAAAACTCGATATTAATTGAGTTAAACCCGGCATACGCCGAAATTGCCCGCCGCCGGATTATGGCGGACGGCGGGATGTTCTGCCAAATTGACATTATTCGCCCCAAAGCGCAAAAGGCCGGATTGCGGCTGTTTTGGCGGTGGTTGCGGCGAAAATTGCATTTTTAACGGCAGAAAGCCGTTTTGAGGAGAGTATATGACGCAAAAACGCGAAATGTTTCTTAACGTGCATGAAACAGTCGATAAGATTGTCGCTCGTTACGGGTATGAAAAGCTCGGCGAATTTACTTTCCTATGTGCTCAATACGCGAAGTATTGGGATGAATTCGGTTCGGGAGAGGGATTTAACTTCTCGGGCTATTCCGAAGCCGTCTTAATTTATTTTGATAATGTCAAAAATAAACTTGATGAGAAACACCGCCAGTTTATCGTAAACGGTGAACAAATGGCAAAGATAGCCAAAGAGCGGTGGGAAAAAGAAAAAAAGGAAGAGCGACGCCGCGAACAAAAACGGCGTTGGTATACGGCTAACCGGAAGAAGCGTCAGGACATACCTGACGATGTGCCTCAAAGTGAGGATGAAGATCGCCGCTGCAATTTTAAGCGGCCGCGGTATGTGGATAATTTGGAAAAAGTTAATCTCAAAAGGCGTCAAAAGACATCTGCCAATGTGTCTGACGGATGCAAAAAAATGTCTAGCGACGTGTCTAGTGATGTGCCTCAAAATGAGGATGAAAAAGGCGTGGCGCAAAATGATGCGTACGCATACAGAAATTATGAACTTATGAATCATAAGAACTTTAAAAAGAATTATGATAAGGGCGGTGCCGATTTTGTGGATAAGTCTTCGGCAGCCGATGAAAAGCATAACCCGTCAAGCGGTTTAACGGGTCATAACCTCGCCACAGGCTCGGTCGTAAAAGGAAATCATAAGAACGGGGAACATAAGAAGCATAAGAACTTTGGAACATTGAACCAAGTAAACCGTGAACAACAGAACTCGGACGATGTTCCTAATCCCCCTCAGCCCTGCGGGCAGCTCCCCCGAGGGGAGCCAAAGCTCGGCAAGGATGTTGTGCGGCCGGCACCTCTGCGGCGAACCATCTACGGCGACACCTGGATTAGGATTGGCGATGATTTTGAGGTTGATTTGTTTGACCCGTGGTTTGAGTGCTTTTCCCGGGCAAGAAAATTTTTAATTCATGGTTTTGAAATGTGGTGCCGGAAAAAGCTGTGCGGCGAACGCCATGATAAATGGTGGCTGAAAGACCAGCTGGGACGGAATTTTGCCAATCGACAAGGCGATGTGTCCTATATGGTCGATCGGGAAAACGGCAAAAATGCCAATATTTCTGGAGCAAAACATTGATTTTAAGGGGTTTTCTGAATCGATAATACGCGCGAAATGAATTTTTGCCGGAGGCGGGACAACAAAAAAATCGGTGTACAGGGCAATAAATAAGGGGTTTTGAGAGATGATCAGAAAAATTTTAACACTGGAAGACGTTAAAGTTGAGCTTGAAAGATATTTTGAAGTTATGAAGTGGCTGCCGGATATTCAGCGGCCGCGCTGCAAAACAACCAATTTCTACCGGGTCGCAGTGCCGCCGGTCAACCCGGAAGACGCTGAATATATGCGGCCAAGCATTACCGGGGAAGACATCTCTGACGCTTGGTACATAGACGAGCATTGGATGTCGGCGCCGCTGATTCTGCCGAACGAATATGTTTTTCTTCGCGATTTTTTGTCCGGTGTGCCTAAAAAAGTGCTGGCTTATCGGTACAGTCCCAATCAAACCGACCGAAAATATATCTATCGTTGGGCGGAGCGGTTGTTGAAAAGAATTTTTGACGCCGTCCGCAGATGATTTTTATTTTGTCCAAAGTGCCACACTTTGCCACACTCTGATATGGGACATTTTTTTATTTTTGCGTTATAAAAAATTTATGATTGGCAAAGCTATGTAAGCAAAAGCCATGACTGACTTCTTTCTTGTTGACTGACATTGCCCCGGGGTCTGCCTCCCCGGGGTTTTTTTATGGAAAAGGGAATGGTAGGAAAGCAGAAAAGCAAAGAAAAAGCGGTGGCAGAAGCAAAGAAAAAGGCTAAACCGGCCGCAAAAGTTTTGCCGCCGGTATTTGAAGACAAATTTCATCTGCTGGGCGGACGGCCGCCTTCATTTAACTGCGTTGAAGAGATGGCAGCCAAAGCGACGGAGTATTTTACCGCTAAACAGCATGATGTTATCGGCTATACAAAAGACGGGAAAAAGATATACGGACAAGGTTCAATCAGTGTTAAGGGCGTTTGCGATTATATGGGCATTACCAATCAGACGCTTAATGAGTATGGCAAAAAGAAAGAATATGAATACACCGTTACCCGTATTAAGCAGATTTGCGAGGTTTATGCGATTGACCGTTGCAACCTCAGCAAAGACCACAAGGCCGACTGGATTTTGCAAAATTGCTTTGACGGATGGAAGACCGAAAGCACGACCAAAATTGTCAGCGATGAACCGACGGCGGAGCGGTTAAAGAAGTTTTTACTTAAAAAGAAAGGCGCAAAAATAGCCAAAAAACAGGAATAAATTATGAATACGGAATTTGAAGAACAATTGGCGGAAGCCATGGCCGAATGTTCAGACGACCCGTATTCGTTCGTTATGTTGGCTTTTCCGTGGGGAACCGGAGCGCTTGAAGGCAAACGGCCCGAAGAATGGCAAGTGCAATTATTAAAGGATATTAGGGATAAATTATTAACGGTTCAGGAAGCGCTCAAGTTTGCGCTGGCCTCCGGCCACGGTATCGGCAAGTCGGCGCTGGTGGCGTGGCTGGTGCTGTGGGCTTTGTGCACCTTCCCGGAAACCCGCGGCATTGTAACCGCCAACACTGAAAAGCAGCTTTTAACCAAAACATGGCCGGAAGTGCGGAAGTGGTTTAACCTTTGTATCTGCAAACATTGGTTTGAAATGACCGCAACCAGCATATTCTCGGCTGATGAGCGTTATAAGCAGTCTTGGCGTGTTGATCTGATTCCGTGGAGCAAGAATAACCCGGACGCTTTCGCCGGTCTGCACAACCAAGGCAAGCGGCTGATCGTTATTTTTGACGAAGCGTCGCAGATTTGGGACAAAATCTGGGAAGTTACCGAAGGCGCCATGACCGACCTCGGCACGCAGATCTTGTGGCTGGCATTCGGCAACCCGACCCAAAATACCGGCTGTTTTTATGACTGTTTTCATAAAAACCGGGACTATTGGGACACGCGGCAGATTGACAGCCGCACTGTCAGCTTTACCAACAAAGCGCAAATTGCCAAATGGGTCGCGCAGTATGGCGAGGATTCTGACTTTATCAAGGTTCGTGTGCGCGGCGTTTTCCCCAGCCAAGCCTCAAATCAGCTGATTCCGCTTAATGTGGTGTTGGAAGCCCAACAGCGCCAAGTTTATGAAGACAAGTCAGCGCCGCTTTTGATGATGGTAGATGTTGCCCGGTTCGGTGATGATGAAAGTGTCATCCGCTTCCGTCAGGGGCGCGACGCCCGGTCATTTCCAGTGAAACGCTATCAAAAGTCAGACAACCATACGCTGGCGCGTGAGGTTGCAAAGATGATTGATTATTATAAACCGGACGGCGTCTTTATCGACGGCGGCGGTGTTGGCGGCGGCGTAGTCGATAATTTGAGGGCCTGGAAGTATCAGGTTATCGAAGTTAATTTCGGCGAAACTAAAAAATCGCTGGATCAGCCGGACCGTTATGTCAACAAGCGGGCGGAAATGTATGACGCTTTGCTGGACTGGCTGGTAAACGGCGGCGCGATTGATGATGACGCCGGCTTAAAAGAAGATTTAACCGCTATTCAATACTTTTTCAACGGTCAAAAAATGCAGTTGATGAGCAAAGAGGATATGAAGGCGACGGGGCTGCCGTCGCCTGATGACAGCGACTGTCTGGCAATGTCTTTTTATTGCCCGGTTCGCAAAAGAGCTTCCCATGTGGGAGGCTCTTCCAGTTTTAAACGCAAAACTTATGATTGGAGTATTTAACATGTGTGGAGGAGATATTTTCGGCAGCATTGCCCGCCTTGCGCTGGCATCTGCATCGTTTGGCACGTCCGAGCTGTTCGGTGTCGGCAAAAAGGTCGGCAATATGTTCAGCAACAAGCCGAATATGGAAGGAAAAACGGTCGTTTCGCCGCAGCAGCAGTCTTCGGCAAAGCAAAGCGAAGCTGACGAGGCTGCGGTTCAGGCCCGGGAAGAGTCCAAGAAAAAGGCGGCAAATATGCTCGGCCGCCGTTCAACGATTTTGACAGGTTCTTCCGGTTTGACCGACCGCGCAAACACCACCAAGAAAACGCTGCTGGGAGCTTGAGATTATGGATAAATTGGAAATCCGGCAGCAGCTGAACCGCATTAATGCGTCGCTCGAAAAGGAATATAAGGAATGGGAGCCGTCTTGGAAACGTATTGCCGAACTGTCCCGTTCTTTCCGCGGAAAATTTGAAAACGAAAAAAATAAAGAGTTTCTGCGCCGCTCGGACGATGTGATTGATAATGTTCTGAATGACTGCGCCGATACTCTGGCCGCAGGGCTGCAATCCGGGTTAACCAATCCGACCACGCGCTGGTTCAAGTTCTCGCTGGCCGATACGGATCTGCTGAATTGGAAACCGGTTAAGACTTGGCTGTACGATGTTGAGAATATCATTTTGACGATTCTCAACAAGTCAAACTTTTACAAGCTGACGCCGACGGTTTACAAGGAAATGGGACTCTTCGGCCAGCCCTGCCTGTTGCATGAAGAAAGTCCGGCGACAATATCGCGCTTTTATGCCTTTACCGTCGGCGAATATATGCTGGCAACCAACAATGAACTGGCAGTTGACACCTGTTTTCGCCGTTTCAGCATGACAATTCATCAGCTGGCGGCCGCTTTCGGTTTGGAAAATCTGCCGACAACGCTGCAGAACGATTATCGCAACGGGCGGATTGCCAATGAATACAATGTTATTCATGCGATTTTGCCGAATTTTATGCTTAACCGCGGCAAGATGGACAACAAGAACAAGCCTTATTTGTCGCTATATTACCTGCCGGATTATAGCGCTTCGGAATCAATTCTGCGCATATCCGGCTATGACCGTTTTCCGATTCTGGCGCCGCGGTGGGAAACCGTCAGCACCGAAACCTACGGCATATCTCCGGCGATGCACGGCCTCGGACTGACAAAATCTCTGCAAAAGTGGCATAAAACCCGCCATTTGGGGGTTGATTTGGTAACCCGGCCGCCGATGAACGTTCCGTCCAAAATGTATGAAGACGGAGCAACGCCGGATTTACTGCCCGGCGGCATAAATATATATGACGAGCGTACCGGGCCGCAGTCGGTAACGCCGACTTTTAATGTCAATTTTGACCTTAACAATCTGAATTTGACGATTGCGGATACAAAGGAAAACATTCGCACATCAATGTTTTACCGCCTGTTTAACGCAATCTTGTCCGTTGATAAGCGGATGACGGCGACCGAAGTCGATAAAATCAGCAGTGAGCAAATGGTGCAACTTGGCCCGGTGCTGACGAACATTATTAACGAGTTTTTATCTCCTTGCCTGATGCGCGTTTATGACAATGCCTTTAAGCTGGGGGCTATTCCGCCCCCGCCGCCGGAACTGGAGGGGCAGTCTTTAGAAATTGAGTATGTTTCGATGCTGGCTCAAGCCCAGAAAGCGGTTGAACTCTCTGCTTCGATGGATTTTGTGCAGTTTGTTGGTGCTGTTGCACAGTATAATCCCAAGGCAATCAACAAGCTGGACTACAATGAATTGATTGACGATTACGTCGATAAACGCGGGGTTAATCCGAAAATCATCCGTTCGACCGAAGAGGTCAACAAGATGGAGCAGGCCGAACAGGCAAAAGCCGACCAGCAGGCAATGATGCAGCAGGCACTTGAGGGCGCAAAGACCTTAAATGAAATTGCTCCGGGCAGTCTGGCAAATATGGGAGGCATGCAGTGAAAAGCGAAAAGTTTATTGCCGGTTTGCGGCAGATAAGCAAGGACAAGGCCGGGCGCATTGTTATCTGGGGATTGTTGGAGCATGCCCGGATACATCAAACTGTCTTCGATTCGAACACTCAGCTGATGGCGTTTCGCGAGGGCGAACGCAACTTCGGCCTTTGGCTGGAAGACTGCCTGACAAAAGTTAACCCCAATTTAATTTATGAAATAGCAAAGGAAATAAACGATGACAACGACAAATGATGCGCCGGACACCCCGGCAGACAGCAAAACAGAAGTTAACGAAAACCCCGGAGAAAAAACTCTGGGGTTTTCTTCTATGAATGAACCGGCAACGGAACCGACAGAACCGGAAACGGATGTAAAGGCTGAAACGGATAAAACCCCGTCGGCCGACACCAAACCGGAAGAAGATGAACCGACCGAGCCGGACTATTCGGACGTAAAGGCTCCGGACGGTTATCAGGTCGATGCCGAGGTTATGGCGGAGATTACGCCGGTCTTGAAAGAACTTAAATGCTCCAAGGAAAATGCCGAAAAGCTGGTTGCCGCCGGTTCCATGCTTGTTAAGCGAACGCTTGAAGCCCAGCAGACGGCGCTGGAGGAGCAGCACGAAGCTTGGAAAAAAGAGGTGCTGGCCGACAAAGAACTCGGCAAGCCGGAAAATATCGCGATTGCCAACCGGGCAATTGATACCTTCGGCGACGAAGGCTTGAAAGAAATTACAAAAGCCGGACTGGGCAACCATCCGGCTTTTGTAAGGTTTTGCCTCAATATCGGCAAAGCCATCAGCGAAGACTCTGCGGTTATCTCGACAGGGTCGGCAAAGGCATCGAACCGCAATGAATTCGGCGAGCCGATGCTCCATTTCAAAAACATGTAATAAAGTAAGGAGAAACCAACAATGGCTGATAAACTCATTCAGCAGTTGTCCCTGCTCGAACTGGCAAACCGTATCGCGCCGAACGGCGATATGGCGACAATCGCCGAGGTTATGTCGCGCGAGAACGCGATTTTGCTCGACATTCCCTGCATTGAGGCGAACAGCGGTTCGAGCCATAAGGACACCAAGCGCACCTTTGTCCCGAAAGGACAGCTGCGCCAGTTTGATAAAGGCGTTGGACGCGTTGCGACCAAGACCGAACCGATTACCTTCAACATTGCCATGATTGAAGCCTATTCCAAGGTGGACAAGGCAAAATGCGGCATTGCGCCGAACCCGCAGCAGTTCCGTATGGACGAGGCCAAAGGTATTATTGAAGGTATGTCGCAGAGTGTTGCCGACCTGGTTCTTTACGGCAACAGCAAAATGAACTCGGATGAAACCGACGGTTTGGCAACCATTTGCAGCAAGATTGACGGCAAACGCGTGATTGATGCCGGCGGCACCGGCGACGCGCTGACTTCTGTCTATATTGTGCAGTGGGACAAAGCCGAAGCCAGAGGCATTTATCCGCGTAATTCCAAGACCGCCGGTATTATTCACGATGATCTGGGCGAACAGACGGTTAAGGATGATGAGGGACTGGATTATCAGGCGCTGGTCAGCCATTTCCAGTGCCACATCGGCCTTGGCATTACCAACGAACGCCGCGTTGCCCGTATCTGCAATATTCCGACGTCTGCCAAGGAAGCCGAGAAAATTAACCTGTCGAAGCTGATTATTCAGGCGCTGAACAATATGAAGCAGCAGGGTAAAAACGCGTTTATTTACTGCAACGCAACGGTCTTGAGTTACCTCGATATTGAGGCTCTGAACAAGGCAACGGTTCAGCTGCAGGATGCCTTCGGCGACTATGTAACCCAGTTCCGCCCCGGCAATCCGCTGCGTCTGTGCGAGGGCATTCTCGACACCGAAGCTCAGGTTACGGCCAAGGCCTAGGGATAAACAAGGGCTGGCTTGGTTCAGCTCTTATTTTTTAACATAACATGAGGAACAAAACAAATGAGAGACGGATTATTGGTCTTTTCCGACATGGAACCGCGCTCCACCGGAGCCGCCAGCTCGGAAGTCATTGATTTCGGCGAAGGGAAAAGCGATTACGGCAAAAGTTACCCGTATAACTTTTTCAACGTCCGCATTACCGAAGCCTTTGCCGGCGAAGGGGCAACCCTGAAGGTTGAATTGCAGCATTCGGATGACAATTCAAGCTTTACAACCGCTGTTGCCAGCGAGACTTTGGCTGTTGATAAATTAACCGGCGGAACGCTGATGGTATGTCAGCCGCTTCCGTTTAAGTTCAAACGTTATGCCAAGGTCGTCGCGACGGTCGGCACGGCGGCAATGACGGCCGGAAAAATCTCGGCATGGATTGGCGAAAGAGTCGAGGAATAACCATGAGCAGATATGTGTGCATCAAAGATTGTTATTACAATAACAAGCGTTATGCGGAAGGCGAGCCTTTGGAGGAAGGCATTGAACCGAACAGTTTTTTCAAAAAAACCGGAGATACGCCGCCCGCCGCTAAGGCTGCCGACACGGATTCACTGTCGGCCGATGAGGTTGTCAAACTGATTGATGAGGCGGAAGAAAGCGCTGCTAAAAATCTGGAAGAGTTCAAAGCGCTGGTCGGCGACCATCTGTCCAAGTTCGACGAACGGATTAAGTCGCTTGAAACCAAGCTGGCGGAATCAGAAGCAAAGCTGAACAGCTTTGTTGAAACTGCCGGCGCTCAGGTTCCGCAGGGAAACGAAACCCCGGATCCGGAAAGTCAGAAAAATGACAGTCCGGTACCGGCGGCCAAGTCTTCCGCTAAGAAATAAAAACAAATAAAAGGCGCTTGGCAACAGGCGCCTTTTTTTAGGTTAGAAAAATGGATAAAACAACAATTTGCAATCAGGCGCTGGGTTTAATTGCCAACGGCGAGGTCTTGGACATTGCCGGCAATGAGCCGCGGGCCAAGAAATGCCGCCTTTATTATGACGCGGTTGTCTGTGCGGCTCTGGCTTTTTATGACTGGAGTTTTGCCCGTAAGCGTAAGCAGCCGGCATTATCGGCCGAAAAGTTCGACGGCTATAAATACGCTTACGTTATCCCTGAGGATTCGGTGCATATTTCGCGCTATTTGGATGAAAACGGCCAGCCGCTGGAACTGAGCGGCAACAGCACGGTTGTTTTGTCCGCCAACAACGCTTCCCGGCTGATACTGACAAACCGGAAGATAACAAACATTGTTTATACGTTCAAGCAGATGAATTCGGAATTGTGGTCGCCCGGATTCGCCGAGGCCGTTACTTTTCTGTTAGCCAGTAAAATCTGCGAAACGATTCCCAATCTCAAAAACGAAGCCAACAACAAATTTCAGCAATATCAGGGATTGATAGCAGTCGCCAAGAATGACGATGTGCGCGAAGAGATGAAATTTTACGACAAAAATCCGTTTAAGAATTATCGCGGCTATGACGGGAGTATTTTTTAATGTCTGATTTGAACATTACCCAGTCCGCTTTTAATGCCGGCGAACTCAGCCCGCGGCTCTATTCCCGTGTCAATTTGGAAAAATATGCCAGCGGTGCCAAAGTTATTGCTAATTTTTACGTTATGAAAGAAGGCGGCCTGAACAAGCGCCCCGGGTCGTATTTCATCGGCGAAGCCTACAATCAGAGCAAGCCGTCCCGGCTTAAGAGATTTCAATTCAGCGAAGATCAGGGCTATGCCTTGGAATTTTCCGACCATAAAATGCGGGTCATTTCCGAGGGCGGCTTTGTTGTTAAGGAAGACGGCGGCATTTTTGAGCTTGATATTCCTTTTGATATTGACGAAATCTGGCAAATGAAGTTTGAGCAGTCGGCCGACGTGGTTTATATTACCCATCCGAGCCATCTGCCGCAGATGTTAAAACGCTTCGACCATGACAACTGGACAATTGAGGACATGGCTTTTGTGCCGAAGACGCCGACCCCGACCGGATTAACCGCCAAAGGTTCCGGTACCAGCCAGACCTATAAATATAAAGTGTCGGCGATTAACGAGGAAACCGGCGAAGAGAGCCTGACGGCCATGGTCGAAGTCAAAAGCGACCAGCTTTCGCAGACAAAGCAGATTACTTTAACATGGAACAAGGTTGAGGGCTGCAAAAAATATAATGTCTATCGCCTGTCAGCCGGTATGTATGGCTGGATTTCGACGGTTGTTGACGATGATGACGCGGCGACAATCTCCATGAGCGACGATAATGTTGCCCCGGACTTCAATATTACCCCTGCGATTAAGCGCAATCCGTTTGACGGACCGAACAAATATCCGTCCGTTTGCGGTATCCATGAACAGCGGATGGCGATGGCCGCGACTTATGAGGACTACGAATTAATCGAAATGTCCCGCGCCGGCACTTACAACAACTTCACAATGTCCAACCCGCTGCAGGACGATGACGCTTTCTCGATTCGGGCGACCGGCAAGCAAATCAACACTATTTATCATTTAATCTCGCTTAACGATTTGTTGATTACCACGGCGAACGGCGTTTGGAAAGTGATGCCCGGCGATACCGGCTTTTTGTCTGGCAAATGGCCGAAAATCAAGCAGCAGAACGTCTATCACTGCGATAATATTGAACCGCTGATAATCGGCAATCAGGCTTTATTCATGAGCGACGGCCATGTGCGCACGCTGGGCTATGCGTTAACCAGTGACGGCTATGACGGCGAAGACATCAGCATTCTGGCGACGCATCTGTTTGACGGCCGCCAACTGGTTGCCTGGGATTACTGCTCATCGGCGAACCTGATTTGGTTTGTGTTTGCCGACGGCGGTGCGGTGGCCTTAACTTTTATCAAAGAACAGCAACTGGTCGCTTATACCCGCTATATTACCGAGGGGTGGTTCGAAAGTATCTGTTCGGTTAAGGAAAACGGGGTGGAAAGCATTTATGCCGTGGTTCTGCGTAATGTCAACGGGACGCCGAAACGGTTTCTTGAGCGTTTCGTTATCAATCAAGATTCGGAGAACAAAGAAGACGATTATTTATTTATGGACTGCGCTGCCCGGGCAGACTTGGAAGAACCGGTCAGTGAGGTTTCCGGTCTTGATTATCTTGAAGGTGCAACTGTCGGCGTGATGGTGGACGGCGGCTATCAGGGCGAGAAAGTCGTTGAAAACGGCAAGATCTCTTTTGTGACGCCCGGAAAGCATATCAAAGTCGGTTTACTCTATGACGCGCTGTATCACAGTCTGAGCATTGACTATCCGCTGAACAACGGCACGTCTTCACAAGGCCAGTATAAGCGAATCAGCGGCGCCCGGATAATGGTTGAAAACTCCGGCAGCTTTAAAATTGCGCAGGTGGACGATAAAAATCAGTTCGTCCGGCCGGCAATGAGTTATCAGAATTATGGCGAAGGGTACGATTTTGTCAGCGGGACGCGCCGCGTTGATTTGGAAGGCGGCTATAATTTCGCCGGCGAAATCGAGATTGTCTCGGACACGCCGACCCCGTTAACGATTAATGCCATAACGGCGGTGGTGGCACATGGCGGTTAAACTCAGATTATGCGAAGCGGGCGATATTGAATATATTGCGGCCAATATGCGCGCTGTCGATGCCGAAGAAATCCGCTTGGCCGGAAATCATGACCCTTTTGAATGCCTGACACAGGGAGCCAGTCATTCGGTCTATTGCCGGGTTATTGAGATTAACGGTCGGCCGGCCGCGATTCTCGGGCTGGTTCCGCTGGATAATGTGAACGGCCGCGGCATCTGCTGGCTGCTCGGAACCGATGATATTGAGCGGCATGCAAAGGCTTTTTGCGAACTCTGCCGGCAGGAACTGGCCGCCATGATGAAAAGAGCCGAACGGGTAGAGAATTTTGTCTGGGTCAAAAATAAGGTTTCGATTCGCTGGCTGAAATGGCTGGGGTTTGAGTTTGAAAACCAAGAAATTGTCTGGGGGCCGGAAAAAGCCCGCTTTTTGCACTTTTATAAAGAAAAGGAGGTTTGAAAATGTGTGATCCGTTATCTATTGCCGCCGGTACTCTTGGTTTAGCCGGGACTATCATGCAGGTAAACGGGATAAAGCAGGAAGGCAGAGCCGAATCAAAAGCCAATCAATACAATGCCGCGATTATGCGTCAGCAGGCCGAAGACGCCAAAGCCCGCGGGTTGGAGGAGCAGGTCTCGGCGGCGCGAAAGAATAAGCAGCTTCTCGGCCAGCAACGGGCGATGATGGCCGCCAACGGGGTAGATTTGAGTTCGGCAACGCCGATGGAAATGTTTACGCAGACGGCTGAGTTTGGCGAAGAAGACCGGCAGACGATTATTGACAACACAAATCGCGAAGTTTGGGGCTATAATACGCAGGCAACCTTGTATGACATGGCGGCCAAACAAGCGAAAAAGGCCGCCAAACGTAACGCCATCTCAACCATTCTCGGCGGTAGCAGCAATTTGTTATTTAATAGCGCAAATGCTTTCAAAGGTATAAATTCTGGAAATATTAACGATGTTACCGGAACAGCCTACAGCGGTGGCAATGTCCGTTTTACTAATGGCAGTTATAAATTTTAGCTTGTATTAAAAGTATCTCTCTTTATAATTCAGTTATAAAAAATAAAAAGGATGGCAATAATGAAAAAGATTTTGCTTATTTTATTTATGTTAGTAACTGGATGTGCTACTGAACAAAAATATATTGATTACTGTAATGCTTTTCGTGGAGCACGAGAGAAAAGTGTTATTCAGTTTTGGGGGATCCCTAATAAAACATACGAAGCAGACGGATATAAGTATCTGACTTATTTTAATCATGATGCTGTTTATACTCCTGCTAGCTATAATACTATTTATTCAGGGAATTACGCTAACACAACAGGCTATTCTTCGCGTCCTGTTGATTTGGATTGCGAAACGACTTTTATTCTTAAAAACGGAAAAGTTAAAGATTATACTTATAAAGGTAATAATTGCCGGATGAGGTAGGGAAGTATTAAAGTGAATAAATATAAAAATATTTTTGAGTGGCTGTATAAGGGAATTTGGCTTATTTTAGGATTGTTTGTCATTATTTATTTAAATGATCTTAATAAAAATATTGAAAATGTTTCAAATAAGTTAAATGCTATGACAGAAATAATAGCCTATAAAAACGACGTTAATGTTGTGGAAGCAATTGATACTCTGTCTAAAAACGTGTCAGATGCAATTGATAATCTTAGGATACTGAGATAAACATTATATCGAATTTTATAATACTTATTATGAAGGCAATGATTGCCGGATGTAATTAGATTGTGTAGGTCATTGACCTAGTTTTAGCTTGACTTTAGTAGTTCAATGAACTATATTTAAATGAGGATAAGATGGCTGATAAATATATGACAGTGGTTGAAACGGCGGAGTTTATCAGATTCGCCAAAGAATATTTGACCGAAGATGAACGAAAAGAACTGATTGATTATCTGGCATCTAATCCGACGGCAGGGGATTTAATCCGGGAAACAGGCGGTTTGAGAAAACTGCGCTGGGCAAGGAAAAATCAAGGTAAAAGCGGAAGTTATCGAGTTATTTATTTCTTTTATAATGAAACTATACCGCTTTTTATGATTTCCGGCTTTGCTAAAAATGTAATGGAGAATATTTCGCCGGCCGCTCGTAAACAATACGCCAAGCTGTTAAAAGAGCTGGTTAAGCAATATAAAGGAGCAAACTGATGGAAATGAATGACACCGAGATGTCTATTTTGAACGGCCTGACTGATGCTCTCAATTTCGCTAAAGGTAAGACTGACGATGCAAAAGTTTATAGAGTTAGAGTCAAAGATATTAACGTTCGTGAACTTCGCGAACGGTTGGATTTGACCCAAGCGCAATTTGCCGAAACCTTTGGCGTTAGCTGTGAAACCCTGAGAAACTGGGAACAGGGAAAAAGAAAACCGGAAGGTCCGGCAAAAGTTTTGCTGAATGTGATTGCTCATGATCCCAAATGTGTTTTTGAAGCATTGCGAGCCTGATTTATAGATAAAACAAATGAAACCCTGCTTTTTGGCAGGGTTTTTTTTATGGAGTAAAAAAGAAAATGGTTGAAACGCGTTTCGATAAAATCGTTGTCCGTTCCAAACTGCCGACACCGTTTGCCAGTGCCGAGGCTTTCGGCGCCGGCGCAGGCAGAGCTTTGCAGCGCACCGGTGCCGTTATGGCAAACGTGGCAGACAAGGCTCTGGTCGAAATTGACCGGCAGAAGCAGAAAGACGCGGTAAACAAAGGAATGCAGTTTGAGAACTCTTTTGATAAACTGCGGCGCGAAAAGGTAAACAGCGATTATCTGACGCGCAAAGGGCAGGCGGCGCTCGGTACGACGGCAGCATGGGAGAAAGATGCTGAAGACTGGTATAATCAGCAAAAAGAACTGGTTACCAACGATTATGACCAGAAAATTTTGGATGAAATCTATCGCCGCCGCAACGGGGCCACGCTCGACACGCTGACCCGATTCGAAGCGCAGGAAAAAGAGCGCTATTATGAAGAAAACACTGCCAACCGTTTGAAGTCGGCGCTGGACGATGCTCTGGCAAATTATAAGGATGACAGACTGGTAGCGCAGGCCTATAACTCCGGGCTTGCCGCCTTGCGCGTCAACTATGCCGACCGGCCGGATTTGCTGTCGGCCAAAGAAAAGGCATATAAAAGCGATTTTTACAAAACGCAGACCTTACGCCGGGCCGACGATGATGCCAATGCGGCGGCCGCTTATTATCAACAGCATAAAGCGCAAATTGCCGGCAGCGAACATCAGGCGATTGAACATCTGATAGAACAGCGCCAACAGTTTCAGGCTGAATTACCTTATAAGATGCTGGAAAAGCAGGTTAAGGCGGCAGATATGCAGGTAAAAATCAGTCAATATCAGAATCAGCTCGATTTTGATAACCAGACTGCCGGAATGGATGACAGCGGCAAACTTCGGTATTTGCAGGACAATGAAGCGCAATATTCCGGCAACTGGTTCAAAGCTAAGCAGAAGGCCCTGCTGTCGGCTAAGGGAATCACCGCTGAGACCCGGGCGGAAACGGCGCAGGAAATTCTGCTGGATATTACAATGTTGGATAAAAATAACGAAGTTGATTATTTGAACGGCGCGCAAAAGGTTCTGACAAAAATTGAAAATGAATATGCCGAAGGCCGGTTGTCGCCGACAGACCGCAAGACCTTAACCGCGCAGGTTTACAGGGAACAAAGCAAACAGGTCGATTATCTGAAAACAAACGAAGATGATGCCGCCTGGTGGCGTTTGGGCGATTTTACCTATAAGGACGCAAGCGAATATATTGAAGAAAATTCATCATCACCCGGAAATAACAGCAAACTTTTGCTTGATTATTTCCGCAAGATTAATGACGGCGGAAAATACGACAATAAGCAAAAGCGGGTCATTTTAAGCAATATTGTCAATAAACAAAAGCAAGCCGACCTGTTGGCAGCCGTAAACGGAAATTCGGCTGAGAGAATGAAAATGCCGGAAATCGGAACGGTAGTCAGCGGCTATCGCTATAAAGGCGGCAATGTGAATGATCGGAAATCTTGGGAGAAAATCTAATGAAACCTTGGGAAATGAATTGGGAACAAGGCAATACGGCGATTGAGCCTGCTTCGGCAACCCCGGCAGAGCCGTGGAATAATAATTGGCAACAGGCGGAAAACCCCGAAATTGATGTTAATGCCTATAACGGAACGTCTTTGATTGGCGAACCCGGCGAAGATGCAAAACCTTTTGAGAAAATGAGCTTGTTTATGAAAAAGCTTTTTACCTTTGAGGTACGCGATGCAGCAGAAAGCCGAAAAAACAATCCGAGGATTCAGACATTGGAGAAACTGCGGCGCGAAGGCTTTGATGATGTGAAATGGGGCGAGGTCGGAAAATCGGCCGTACGCGGTTTTTTTGAAGTGGGTAAAGGTGTCACGGCAAGCCCGCTTAAAATATATGGCGATTGGGCCATGGATAACCGGGACACCAGCCTGATGACGCCGCGGGAAAAAGCAGAAGTTAAAAGAAATAACTTTCATGCTTCGTTATATAAACGTCTTGGTGAAAGTATCGAAAAACTTTGGGATTTGGGGCTGAATGCCGAATGGCTTAAACAGGATGAGGAAATTTTTGAAGGTTCCTTTGTTGAAAATCCGTCAATGACGCGTGCTCTGTCCTTGGGTGCGTCGGCAGCTCCGTCTATCGGCTGGCTCGGCGGGCTTGCAAAATTAACCAGATCCACGACTTTGGCAAGCGTTATGCTGGCCGGAGCCGATGCCGACGACATTTATTTTGAGGCAAGAGAGGCCGGAGCAAGCCAAAATAAAGCGCTGGGTCTGTTTGCTGTCGGGACGGCAGGAACGGCAGCGTTTGACAAATACGGATTTGAACGGATGTTCAGCCAAAAAGTGATGGCTCCGTTGGCTAAAAGAGTGGTTAATTCGATATTGTCCGAAGGGGTAACGGAGGGGACGCAGACTCTCTGGCAGAATATGGTTAAAAAATACGGTTATGACGATTCTCAAGAGCTTTGGGAAGCTGTTATAGAATCCGTCATCGGCGGCGCTTTGAGCGGTGGAGCCGTTTCGGCTGCCAATGCGGGATATATTCGTTTGCAGGATGTCCGAGGGCGTTTGAAAGAAAAGGGTATGACCGATAATGGTTTGGATCAGGTGCAGGAAGCGCTGGTTCAGGAAATGGGTTTTCATCGGGAGGGATTGGAACCATTATTTCAGACCCGTATAGAACAGTCGCTTAACAAACTGGATGACTTTGTCAAACAAAGCGAAGAAACGGCAGATGCCAAGAAAACGCAGCAGATTAAAGCCGATTTGAACGAAGTTTATAATAAAGTATTCGACCGGATTAAAACAAGCGATACCGACAAAGTTGCCGCCGCGCAGGCCAAAGTTGTTCAGGGGGTCGCCTTATGGGGAAGCCAAGAGCTTGGAATCTCTCCGCTGGAGTATTTTGAGCAGCGTTTTCCGCGGATTGAAAGAGTGGCATATCGGGACTTCGCCCGACGTCTTAACGAAGCAAAACGCGCCGGAGAGGTTGCCGAAATCAATTTATATGAGGCTTTGAAAAATCCGGCACTTCTGAAAGGACAGAAAGTCAAAGACACTCGTCAAAGCCTGACGCAGTTTTTGAAGCAAAACGGCGGATTAAAAGATTTTGGCGGCGAATTAAAGGCTATGGATGCTGACAAGCAGGTTATCGGATTAATCAATAATAAAAACGGTCGGAATCTTGACGATATGGCGCTGGCCGCGTGGGAAGCCGGATATTTTCCGCAAAGCAGCGAACGTCCGACGGTTAATGATTTGCTGGACGCTATCGGCGAAGAATTGGGTGGCCGCAAGCGGTATAATGAAGAGGCGCCGTACAGTCTGGAAGATGAAGTCAACCAACTGGCCGAAGATTTGGACCGCATAAATATTGACTGGCGTAATATGGAAGCCCCGGAAATTGAAATGGCTGTTGATGCCTATATGGAACGGCAGCGCGCCTATAATGAGGAAATGGGACAGGAAGATATCGGCAGTGATGAGTTGCCTTGGTTTCAGGGGAGAATTGCCGAGAATGGGCATAATGTGGAGCTGACAATCAATTCTCAGGAAGAGATGCAGGGGCTTTCCGATGAAGACTTTAAGAACAAAATGCTTGATACGCTTAAATCTTTTAAGGGGAACAAGATTTTCAACCAGTCTTTGACTGGTGAAATTGAAATCAGGACATCATCAATAAAAAAGTATAAGAGCTTTTTTGCCGACAAGAACAAGCGGCTTATCGTGCCCTATATTCCCGAATTGCTGGGAAAGGCGAGGTTTGACAAACTTGAAGCTTCTTATATGCCGAATAAAGAAACAAATGTTAAAGCATATTATAAGGCAGATTTACCGATAAATATTGATAATGATACTTATAATGTTCATTTGACGGTTAAAGAAGATAATCGCGGCAATTTGTTTTGGGATGCTCAGGTGCAAGAAAAAAGCCCTTCGGCAGATCCGGCAACAAATCCGGGGGTCAAAGGGCTTACTTCTGAATTGTCAGAAGATGGATTAAGTATAAGCCAAACAAGCGAAAATGTCAATAATCCTTTGTATCAGCATCAAATATCTGATGAACAGTTTGAGGCTGATTTAGCGGAATTTGACAAGATATTGGACGGTTTTGCCGTTGAAAATAAGGGATATTATGATAAGAAAGGCAAGTTTGATGCCGCAAGGAAGCTGCAAAAGAAATATCAAGACTCTTTTATGTATAATATTGCTGACGCTTCAAATCCTAATGGACAACACGATCCTTTCTATTTTGAATATGACGGACAAAAAGATTTTACAAATATGTGGTTGTCCAAAAAGCTGGAGAAAGGAAGTTCGGTTATCCTTTATCGCAATGCAGAACAAGTGTCTATACCCGTTACTGAATTTGATGAAAACAAATTTAAGAAACTGGGATATAAACGGCAAAAGAAATTTGATGAGGGTATGCGCGATATTTATACCCTTAATAAAGATGAAAAAAGCGATAGGCTTTTTTATCAATCAGCTTTTGCGGGTTCTCGTGTTGATTATGACACGCCGAGTTTGGAGGCAATCGGCACCGGAGAGGGAAACCAAGCGCACGGATGGGGGCTTTATTATGCCTTAAATAAAGATGTGGCGGAAAGTTATAGAAAAACTTTTGTCGGCGAAAGTACGGATACTAATCTGGGGCTGGCAAATTATTATTTACGGAAAAATGAATTTGATGTCGGGTTAGCGATAGATGCGTTGCAAGAAGATGTATATAACGGCAAAAGAGATGCAGAGACGGCAAAAGAGATATTTGAATATTGGGAAAACACCTCACAATCAGAGCTTGAACAGAATGCACGAAGGAAAGGTCAAGTTCATGAAGTGGATTTACCGGAAAATCCTTATTTGCTTGACGAGGACACGGCCGTTTGGCAGCAATCCGATATTGTAAAAGACGGCATAAGTAATTTGGTTGATAAATTAAGCGATGAGCAGGTCGGACAGCTGCAGGTCGGACAATATGATGTTGCCGAAAAAAGAGAAATACTGAAAAGTAATTTGCAAAGCGAAACCGGCAGAAAACTTTATAAAACACTTACAAATGTTTTGGGCAGTAAACAAGCGGCCTCTGAAATGCTGGAAAGCGTTGGGATTAAAGGCATTACCTATGACGGAAATCAAGACGGGCGGTGCTTTGTCATCTTTAATCCTGCCGATGTTAAGGTTATTCAGAAGTTTTATCAAGACGGTGCTGATACTTTGTATCGCGACCCTAAAGGTGCGTTTAGTCAACGAATAGACCGCCGGGCCGTCATTTCGCTGTTTGAACGGGCGGATGCCTCGACTTTTATGCACGAAACCGCACATTTCTTTTTTGAAGAATTAAAGGCTTTTGCGGCGACCAGCGAAAAATCTGCCCAAATGCTGAAAACAGTCAACGATTGGCTGGGCAGCGACGGAGCAAGCTATACCGTTGAACAGACGGAGCAGTTTGCCCGCGGCTTTGAACAGTATCTGCGCGAAGGCAAAGCGCCGAGCAGCTATCTGAAACGGGTGTTTGACGCATTTATGAACTGGATGCGGAATCTGTACAAGACGGCAAAAGAGCTTAATGTCAAGCTGAACGACGAAGTTCGCGGTGTTTACGGCGAGATTTTGGGCGGTGCGGATCTGGACAGATACATGGATGCGCCGGTTGCCGAAGTCTTGGGTCAGACAAAAAGATATTGGAAAGCCAAGCGCGAGGCGATGGACGATATTTATAAACAGAATGTTGATGCCAAAAAAGCTTCGGCGCGGTTGTTTAAGCGCGGGCGGGAAACGATGCAGAATGTTTATACCGATATGCGTAACTATTTGTCTGACGCGATTGTACCGCTGGAAGAGGAAATCAAACAGATTTCGCCGGAATTGTATAATATGAACCGCCGGCTGGAGATTGACAAGCTGCAGAAAACAAGCGCGTATTATAAGCGGGTAAAAGGGTTTGTTGACGGTATGCAGAAAATGGATGCGCCGGATTTTTACACTTTTGACCTGGCTTTGAAAAACCGTGATGTTGACACGGTGCAGCGCCTGCTGGAAAAATATGCCCTGACGGACGGGTTTGCGGAAGTCAGAAACATTTTGGACGATTTGCGCGAGCAAATGATTGACGTCGGGGTAGATGTGGCCTATATGCCGGATTATTTTCCGCGCAAAATTAAGGATGCCGACGGTCTGCTTGATTATGTGGAACAGGAATTCGGCGGCCGGCCGGAATATTCCATTATTCAGAAAATGATTGAGGAAAAGCGCAAAGACGGCAGAATCAGAACTAAAGAAGACGAAGCGCAGATTGTCAATTCATTAATAAGAGGCTATGCCGGCGGCATAAGCATTGCCAAAATCGGCAACGTCAAAGAGCGTTCGATTGATGTCGTCGATCAGTATATGAACCGCTTTTATAAGGTGTCAACGGATGCGTTAACCGATTATATTTCGGGCGCGGTGCAGATGATTGAGAATAAAAAGTATTTTGGCCGGGAAACCAAAGAACTGCAAAATCTGCGCAAAATGGTGGCAAACAGGGAAACGACAATCGCGGATTATAAAGCGATGGAGCCGAAAGAAGCCAAGTGGAAGGAGATTAAGGCCAGAAACTACAAAATCGGAGCGGTGGAGGCGCAAATCAGAAACACCTATGACAAAGATGTTAAAGCCGAATTGCAGGACCGCAAAACCAAGCTTGAAGCCGAAGTTGAGTTTTTACGCAACCGTCGGGCCGAACAGGTCAAAGAAATTGCCATTAACCGCATGGAAGTTGAACTGGCGCAGGTTAAAAAAGAAGTTGATGACTTGGCGGACAGTAAAATTGAAAATTCGGTCGGTAATCTGCTTCTGGAAATGGCCGAACAGGGAAAAATCAGCCATACGCAGGAATTGCGGCTGAAAGAACTGCTGTTGGCGCGTTTTTCCAATCAGGGATTGGGCAACGAGTTTTTGCGGCTGTTGCGCGACGGCGGCTATATTTGGACGCTGGGAAACTTTGAAAGCGCAATCACGCAGTTTGGCGACCTTGGAACCTCTGCTTACAAAAACGGTTTGTGGAACACGGCTTTTGAATATGTGAAGGCTTGGCAGGGAAAGTCTGAAATTACGATTAACGATTTGGGGCTTGAAAAAATTATCCAAGACGGAGGTTATGCAGATACAAGCGCATGGTCTAAGGCTTTGGATAAAGTGCTGAAATATACCGGCTTTGAAAAAATGGACAAGATTGCCAAACAAACGCTGGTTAATTCGGCAGTTCGAAAGGCCCGAGCAGATGCAAAGGCGGAGAGGCCGGAGCTGGAAGCCTATCTGCGGCATGAGTTTGGCGAAAAGTGGGTTGATGTTAAAGAAGATTTGAAAACAGGCGCTGTAACTGACGAGATTATGGAGTATGCAATGTTTCAGCTTCTGGACGTTCAGCCGATTACAATCGACCAGATGCCGCGATATTATGCCGAGGGCGGCAAAAAAAGGCTGTTCTACATGATGAAGTCTTATTTTATCAAACAGCTCAACGAATATCGCAAGATTTGTTTTGAAACGGCAAAATCTAATCCGCGCAAGGCGGTGGTCGATATGACCCGATTGACGGTTTATCTGATGCTGTTTAATGCCGGGGCGGATGTGTTGAAAGATTTATTGTTCGGCCGTCCCGTTAATGTGCCGGATTCGTTGGTGGATAATATTTTTATCGGCGGGTCAATCAACCGTTATCAGGCCATGAGCGTTAAGCGTGAGGGATTATTTAAAACTCTGCAAAAGCAGTTGCTTTTTCCGGTTATGCTGGACGAGCTGGTTGTCGATATTCTGAGCGATAAGGAGGTTAAAAACTGGGAAACATGGAAAAATGTGCCTTGGGCAGGCCGACCATGGTATTGGTGGATCGGCGGCGGGCATTTGAAAACGTTGAAAGAAGAGAAAAAAGCACGCAACGAACGGCGAAACCAGCGTCGGCGCCGCCGTGATGATTAAACAACTTGGGCAGGAACTTGTTTCCTGCCTTTTTATTGAGGAGAATAGCGTATGGGAATCAATGTAACGCATGTTAAGGATACCTTGCTGGCTGACGGGGTCAATAAGGTCTTTCCGTTCACTTTTCCGGTAATGGACAAGGCCGATGTCAAATGTCTGTATGTTTTGCCAAGCGGCGAAGAAACCGACCTTTTGGCAACTGAATATGAAGTTAAGCTGACGGAAACAGGTGGCGAAGTGACTTATCCGCTGACCGGGGATGCGCTGGCTGAGGGCTGTAAACTGGTTATTTATCGCGAAACGCCGCGGACAACGGATTATAATCCGCAGAATACGACAACCTTTGATGCTGAAACAATCAGCAAGGAAATCGAACGCCTGACAATGGAAAATCAGGAACAGGACGAAAAGCTTTCCCGGGCGGTTTCCACCAGTATGGGGTCAGAGGCCGACCCGAAAGAGTATCTGAACGAAGTCAACAAAATGCTGACTAATGCCCGTGAGTTGCAGGAAGCAGCCGTCAAAACCAGCGAGGAAACACTGGACGAGGCTGAAAAGCAAAAGGATGCGGCCGCTGCCTCGGCCGCGGCCGCAGCAACTTCGGCAAAATCGGCCGCGGATACCGTCAACGGTTTTGACGCGCATGCGGCCGAAAAAACCGGAGATTTTGACGACAATGCTGCTATGAAGCAGGCCGCAGTTGACGCTAGCGCCGAGCTGGCGCGGAAATATGCGCAGGGCAGCCTTGAAGAAATGCCGTCAGGCTCGGCAAAGTATTGGAAAGAAGAGGCCGAAAAAATATACAACCGAACCGATGTTGCGGCGCAGTCCATTTATCAGGGGCGAGTTGTTTTAACAAGTACTGTCATTCCGGTAAATGAGAGAAAGGTCCGCTATTTCCGCGAAGTTGTCTCGGGCGACAGCTACACGATTGACCTGTCCGGAGCCAAGCAAAAAGACATGGACATGACAATTGACCTGATTCTGCGGATGGGTTCCGTTCTTCCGGTCAGCTTGGCGGCGATTTTAGGGAATCCGGGCAAATGGATGAATGACGATGTCCCGGACTTTTCTGAACCCGGCGAATATTGGATCGCATTGACGACGACCGACGGCGGCGTTACCTGGCGCGGCTCATACGAAGGCATGTTCACTTTATAGGGAAAAAGACGATGTTTGCAAAGTTTATTGACGAAAACACGATTGAACCGGCTCCGAATGTCAAAGACGGAGTCTTTTTTAACTACGACAGCGACATGAACAGCGAAATGCTGCTGGCCGACGGTTATCTGCCGGTTGACGAAACGCCGCAGCCGGGCAGCGATTATCTGCAAAAATATCAGCTTACTGATGATAAAATTGTTATGTTCTGGGAAAAAGTTGTTCAACCTGTCGATTTTGAAACCCTGCGGCAGAATAAACTGATGGATGTTCAGCAGGAGTTTTATCGCAAGCGGACAACAGAAACGGCAGAATATGGCGGAATGCATTTTTCCGTTCACGAAAACGCCAAACAGAATCTGACCTCGGTTGTGGTTCTGGCTCAGACGCTTGGCGGCGATATTCAATATTGCGAAGCTGACGGAACGGTTCACAGCTTCACGCTCGAAGAGTTCAAGCCGGTGGCGGCAGCTATCAGCAATAAAATCAAGGCGCTGGAGTTCCGCTATTATGAACTTGAAAAAGCCATACTGGTGGCCGACGATGAAACGGAGCTGGAGGCTGTGTCATGGGAACAGTAATCAGTTATCCTTTTCTGGATTCGCTCGACTTCGCGGTTTGGCAGGACAAATATGTCACTTTGAAAGCTCTTAAATATGACAAAATCGAGGTTCCCAAAGGGTTCATCTTTGACGGTGTTACCGTAAAGGCGCCGTTTACCGTCATATTCAGCAATAAAGATTTGCGCAAGGGCATCAGGGCAAGCTGCTTTCACGACTGGATGTGCAAACACAAACAGGACTACCGGCGCAGCTATGCAACCGGAGTCTTGGTTAAATTGTGGCATGAGAACGGGTTGGGAGCGGTCAAGGCGGGCATCGTATATATATGCGTTGAAGCTTATCAATTATTCAAAAAGTGGAAGTAAAACGGAGGTTGAAATGCTTAAAAATGGCGGAAATCTAGGGGGGGGGGAGCGTTGCCGAGTCCTCTTAAATGAACATTTAAACAGCCGCGTCAGTCGGATTCGGGAGGCTGGCGATGGGAATTAGAACAGCAATAAAACCGCTCGGGAGCCGTAAAGGAAGATATAAAAAGGGAACTGTCCTCTGCAACCTGAGCAACGGACAGTCTTCTCGCATAAATATTAAAAGAGGCCTCTATTTCATTCGCGGACAAGGTGCCGGCGGCTGGGGTGGTAACAACTTTATGGCCAACGGCGGCGGTGGCGGCAGCGGCGCCGGTTTTGAAGGATATATCTATTTTAGAAAAGACATTGATAATGTTGAAGTTGTCAGCGGAGCTGCTTCCGCAACACAGGGCAGCGGGAACCCGACAATTATAGGCGGCATTCTTACGCTGGGCGGCGGTGCTGTCGGAGGTTACAACAATAACACAGGAGGAACCGGAGGGATATATCAATTTATTGAAGACGGGCGCTGGTATATAAAATCGTTTCGGGTTGCCCAAAACGGAGAAAATGGCCGCGGCGCCTCAAATGACGGCAATTACAGATCAGGCGGTAATTCTGTTCTGACCGGGAATGGCGGCGGGCTGGGAAACGCCGCGGCAACGGCTGCCGGAGCCGGTGGCGGCGGTGGATATGCTTGGCATACTGCCGGTCAGGCCGGCGGAGGGGGAGAGCTGCTAATCCGTTATGAAAGGCCGTATATTTAACATATAAAGACGGAGGTTAAAATAAATGGGAAATCGGACGGAAAATCATCCATTAGGCGGCGGAAATAAAGACGCTTACGATAAAAATCAGATTATTTGTGAAATTGCCAACCCGGCGGCATCGCAGACGGTTGAGGTCGATATGTCGAAAAAAGGTGTTTTGGCATTGTGGCTCGTCAGCGGCGGCAATTCTTATAAGTGGTGCTACATCGGCTGCAATGCGGCCGGCAGCGGCGCCGGATTCATCGGCAAATTATATTTTAATCAAAAATGCCATTTACGTTTAACCGTCGGCGGCCAACGTGAAGACAGCAAGCTGCAAGTGGCCGTTTGGGGCGATAAGTCCGTATGGTATGATTTGGTGGTCGCAACCTCAAGTAAAGACAACTGGTCGGCAGACCCGCGCGGCAGCGTTGGCACAATTACAGTCAACCGCTCCAGCACCTTTAACACTTTCTTTGATATTGAGTTGGAGGCAAACGGCAACGGCGGCGGTGGCGGATATGGCGCTTCGGTATGGAACGGGTACGGTTCCGGTGCCGTTAACGGTTACGGAAAGCTTCAATATCTGCGGCGCAAGCCATAATTAAGGATATTATCATGGACGGATTAAGTTATGAAATCGTTTTTCAGATAGTCATTCAGGCCGTGTCAATTACCGCCGTTATCGTTACGGTTCGCTGTAATCAGCGGTTTTTTGAGGAAAAGCTGACAAATCTGGAAAAAAAACAAGATAAACACAATTCATTAATCGAACGGATGGCAATCGTGGAGCAGTCCTGCAAATCTGCGCATCATCGTATTAATGAAAATACGGCAAGAATTGATACTCTGATAGAGGGACATAATGAAAGCAACACAGTTAAGAGAGCAGGTAATCGCTCCGGCTTTGGCGAAGATTGATCTTTGTACGCCGGCAGCGGTTAAACTGCTTTTAGGAACCGCATGCGTAGAAAGCCAATGCGGCGAATATATTAAACAGATTGGCACAGGTCCGGCATTAGGTATCTTCCAAATAGAACCGGCAACATACCACGATTTGCAATGCAATTTTCTGGAGTATAGGTCGGAGCTTAAAGCTAAATTAATGGCACTTTATTGCGAAGGAATATCTGCCGAGGAAAATTTAACCTGCAATCTGATGTTTCAGGCTGCCGTCTGCCGCCTGATTTATTACCGGGCGCCGGAAGCGATTCCGACGGACTTGGCCGGAATGGCTGATTATTGGAAAAAATATTATAACACCAGCAAAGGGAAAGGGACGCCGGAAAAGTTTATGGCGGCGTATAAAAGGTATGTAAATGGCTAAAAATCGATTCTTCGAGATTTTTCAGGGACGGAACGGACAGATGTCGGCGAAGCGGGTATTCGGCGGCATTTTTTGTATCAGCTGCATTACGGCGGCTTTTCTGTATTATCCGTTTGAAACGGTGTGTTTCTTGGGTGGCAGCGGTCTGTCATTGCTGGGCGCCGGTTTGGCGGAGCGAAAGAAATGAAAAAATTTATAGCAATTTTGATTTTTGCTTTGTTGCTGGCGATTGCGGCGGCAAAGCATTTTTATAATAAAAGCGCATCTTTTGAGGCTGTCTATGAAGCAGAAAAGGAAGCGCACGAGGCATTAATCGAAAAACGGAACGAGGAAAACGAAAATGCAAAGAGGTTATCTGAACTCAAAAAGAAAAGTTACGCCAATCAAAAAGCTGATTATCGCCATTGGGCTGATTTGCCTGTGCCTGATGATTTTAAGCTGCTCATGCGGAAAGCCGGCAAATGAAAGCAAAAAAGTCATAACCTGCTACGATGATATTATGAATAAGCCGACGGCAACGACAGAAGAACTCGGGCTTTGTCTAATGGAATATAAGCAGAATTATTGAAAACCTTGGGTAATTACGGCATTCAACAAAGATTTTCCTGCTTCAATAGCTGTTTTTACCGAGAAATTTTTCAATTTGTTAAATACTGTATCATTATTGAGGGCTTCAAGAAATTGCCGCCCTTGCGCTGTTAATCGAATGGGGACGTTGCTTTTTATATAGCCACTGTTAATAGTTCGAGAAAATCCCAAATCTTTAACCGGACAATCAAAACAGCCGTTGTCATTTAGTTCGAGAAGGTGTCCGATAAACTGATCATCTGTGATATTTTTATTCAATTTCGTTCTTAAATCATTTGTCCGCACTTCAACCCTTTCATCTTCTTCAAGGATGGTAAGTAAACTTTTTAATAAGTCATAATCTATTTTCATAAAGCACCCTTTCAATCGTTACATAGAACTATATAGGGTGCAAATTTAATTATTGCAAACAAGATAAAAAAACGATTTTCTTGAGAAAATCCATTCTGACTCTATATGCTAAGTATTTGATTCTTATATGAGGAAATTTGCGCTTAAAAGTCAGAATGAAAAAGGATTTAAAAAGAAAAAAGACTGAAAAATATTCAGTCTTTTCAAAATGGTAGGGGTAGTCAGACTTGAACTGACACTCCCAGAGGGAACAAGATTTTGAGTCTAGCGCGTCTACCAGTTCCGC